TGGAGATACATTTACAATTCCTGCTGGTGTATCAATAACTAATAATGGTACCGCATCGGGTTTTGGTGCAACAGGTTCAGCGTCTTGGAATACAACAGTTAAAACAGGAGATTTTACAGCAGTTGCTGGTGAAGGATATTTTGTAAACACAACTTCAGGAGCTGTTAATGTAACTCTTCCAGCAGGAACTGCAGGAGCAGTAGTTGCAATAAAAGATTACGCAGGAACTTTTGATACAAATGCAGTAACATTAACTAGAAATGGTTCTGATAAAATTGGTGGTGTATCTAGTAATGGAAGTTTATCAACAGAAGGTATTGCCGTTACATTAATATTTATAGATTCAACACAAGGTTGGTTAGTAACAGATTCAGGTCTACAATCAGAAGCACCAACACCCTCATTTATTACAGCAACAGGTGGTACAATTACTACTGATGGAGATTTTAAAGTTCACTCTTTTACAGGTCCTGGAACATTTACTGTTTGTTCAGTAGGTAATCCCTCTGGTTCTGATACTATTCAAACTTTAGTAGTTGCTGGTGGTGGAGGTGGTGGAGATGATTATGGAGGTGGTGGTGGAGCCGGTGGTTATATAGATAAAACTCCTAGTCCTACACCTGTTACAGCACAAGGATACCCAATTGCAGTTGGTGGTGGAGGTGCAGGTGCTTCAGGTGGTGTTAGAGGTACTAATGGAGTTAATTCAACAGCTTTTTCTTTAACTGCTGTAGGTGGCGGCGGCGGAGGTGGTGGAAATGGAGCTCCAAATAATGCTGGAAACCCAGGAGGATCAGGAGGTGGTGGAAGAGGAAACAGAACGCCCACTGCAAACGCTGGATCAGGAACACAACCTTCACAATCAGGAGATTCTGCAACATTTGGTTTTGGTAATAATGGTGGTTGTGGTGCAAGTCCAAGTAATTTTTCAGGTTCTGGTGGTGGTGCTGGTGCTGCAGGAAACCCTGCGGCTAGTGCTGCAGCAGGAGCAGTAGGTAAAAGCTCTGATATTACTGGTTCGTCTGTATCTTATGCTGGTGGTGGTGGTGGAACTGAGGGTGCAGCTAGTCCTTGCGGTACAGGAGGTGCTGGTAGTCCTGGTAGTGGGGGTGGATCAAATGGAACAACAAATAGAGGTGGCGGTGGTGGAGGAGATAAAGATACTCCTGGTGATGGTGGAAATGGTGGTTCAGGAATTGTTATTATTAGATACAAATTTCAGTAGTTGAATGATAATTAAAATTAATATATAAGGAGAAACATTATGGCACATTTTGCAAAACTAGGAGCTAACAGTAAAGTTATTCAAGTATTAACTTTGAATAATGGTGATATGCTTAACGCTGATGGCGTTGAAGATGAATCAGTAGGTCAACAATATTTAGAAACACACAATAATTGGCCTGCACAAATGTGGATTCAAACTTCATACAATACAATAAGTAATACACATAAGTCTGGTGACAACTCAAAAGCATTTAGAGGAAACTACGCAGGTATAGGTTATACTTGGGATGAAGATAACAATATCTTTTGGCCCAAAAAACCATATGCATCTTGGGTAAAAAATACTTCAACTGCACAATGGAGTTCACCAATTGGTGATCCTCCTGCATTGACAGAAGAACAAGAATCACAAAATACAGCTGGTACTCACAAATGGGGTTATGACTGGAATGAAGCTAATCAATCTTGGGACTTGACAGATTCAAAAGCATAAATTAAAAATGGTGGTGGTATGCAGAAGAAAGTATTAACAGAGCAAGCATTATATTTTGGTGATGTAGAGATGCCTAAGTATTGGGACATCGACCGAAATAAATTAACTGGCGACATTTTACAATCAACTTATTCAAACAAAGATTTTCCATTCTCAAGAACTTGGGATATGTTAAATACATATATGCGAGATCACATTGGTCTTGAATATGGAATTAATCTAGTAAACAAATCAACGTGGGGAAATATCTATAAACCTGCGGAAACAACTATTCCTTTATTAAATATTGATCCGGTGGATCTACGTAACTCTCCAGACTTTACATTATTATATGGTGTAAAAGTCAAAGATTGTAATGTTCGAATACACTTTGAAGATAACAGACGTAAAGGAAGAAGTTGGGATATAGAACTTAAAAATAATATGTTTATATTATTTCCATCAACTAATATGTATTACCTAACCAATACACAAAAAGATTCATTAAACTTTGTTCAAACAATAACTTATGAATATATCTAATTATTATTGGTATTTTCCATCAGTGCTTACACCTAAATTTTGTGATGATGTTATTGAATATGCTAATGCACAAAAAGAAACAATGGCTATTACTGGAGGATATGGAAGAGGTAGAGATTTAAATAAAAATCCATTAAATAAAGAAGAAGTAAAAAATTTAAAAAGAAAAAGAAATTCTGATTTAGTATGGCTCAATGATACTTGGATATATAAAGAATTACACCCATACGTTCACGAAGCAAATGCAAGAGCTGGTTGGAATTTTGATTGGGAAAGATCAGAATCATGTCAGTTTACAAAATATAAACACAATCAATATTATGATTGGCACTGTGATAGTTGGGATAAAGTTTATAACAGAAAAGATCCTAATCATCCAGAGCACGGCAGAATTCGAAAACTATCTATGACTTGTCAGTTAACAGATGGTTCAGAATACACAGGTGGTGAACTAGAATTTGATTTTAGAAACTACGATCCACATATGAGAGATGAAGCTAAACATTTAAGAAGAGCAAAAGAGATTTTACCAAAAGGATCTATTATTGTATTTCCTTCTTTTGTTTGGCATAGAGTTAAACCCGTAACATCAGGCACAAGATATAGTCTTGTAGTTTGGCATTTAGGAAGGCCTTTTAAATAATGTTTATAAGTAATTATTTTAATACAACTATTTGGTCAGAACAAAAACCAGAGTTTGTAAAGTCATTAAACAAAGCATCTAATAAATATATTAAAGATGCAAGAACAAGAGAAAAGAAATTTATAAAAGAACACGGTGATTTTGGAAGATCATATCATTCAACACCGCTTACAGCTGACAATGACTTTTTAGATTTTAGAAATTACATTGGTCAAAAGTCTTGGGAATATTTAGATCATCAAGGTTATGATATGCCACAATACACAACTATGTTTAGTGAAATGTGGGTACAAGAGTTTGCTAAAAAAGGTGGTGGTCATCATTCAGCACACGTGCATTGGAATCAACACGTATCAGGTTTTTACTTTTTAAAATGCAGTGATAAAACTTCTTACCCAATATTTCATGAACCAAGAACTGGAGCACGTGCTACAAAATTAAAAATGAAACCAGATCAAAAAGGTGTATGGGGTGGTAGTGAGCTTATACATTTTAAACCTACACCAGGAACATTAATTATATTTCCAGGGTTCTTAGAACACGAATTTGCAGTAGATTTTGGTAAAGAACCTTTTAGATTTATACATTGGAACATTCAAGCTGTACCAAAAGAAATGGCTAAAGATGTTTAAAAAGAAAAAATATACAGTTATCCGTCAAGCAATATCAAAAGACCTAGCAGCTTTTGTTGCAAATTATTTTTGTATGCAAAAACAAGTTTATGATACTTGTAGAGAAAAAAGATATTTTTCACCATTTGAAACTATTATTGGATACTATGAAGGAGAAAACGAACAGATACCAAATACATATAGTCAGTATTCTAATATGGCTATGGAAACATTATTATTAAAATGTCTTCCTAAAATGGAAGAAGCAACAGGATTAAAATTATATCCAGCTTATACATATGCAAGGATTTATAAAAAAGGAGATATTCTTAAAAGACACAAAGATAGATTTAGTTGTGAGATATCAACTACTATGAATCTTGGTGGTGATGATTGGCCAATATACCTAGAGCCATCTGGTAAAGAAGGTATGAAAGGCATCAAGGTAGATTTAAAACCAGGAGATATGCTGGTTTATTCTGGCTGTGAGCTGGAACATTGGAGAGAAAAATTCAAAGGCAAAGAATGCATACAAGTTTTTC